AATTATGAAAGAGGCTGGTGTAGACATCGTTGACTATCAGCGTCCTGTCGAATTGAAGATTGGTGATGAGGTTGTAAATGGAACCCTTGACGTTATCATCCGTGATGAAACGGGCGTTGAAAAGGTTTGGGATGTCAAGTCAGCCAGTGATTGGGCATTCAATTACAAGTTTACAGGACTAGGCGGATATGAAAAGTTAAAGGAAGATGATCCCTTTGGCTATCTTATGCAGGGATTCTTGTATGCCGAAGCAACCGACATGCCGTTTGGCGGATGGATTGTCGTTAACAAATCCAATGGTCAGGTAGCTATTGTTGAAGTTCCTGATTGGTCACAAGATGACAAAGAAGCATACCTGAAGGATGCGGCAGAGCGTATCAAGTTTCTTAACAACCCAGACGTAAAGCCATTCAAGCCGTACAAGGCTGTGCCTGAAACGTACAAGAAGGATGGCGAGGTTGTAGAGACTGGAAACAAACTACTGCCTAAAGAGTGTAACCTGTGTGGTTACAGACACCATTGCTGGCCTAATGCGATCTTGCACGACCGTGTTACGTCACGGGCTAAGAATCCACCGCAAGTGTGGTATTCTAGCTTGAAGAAGAAAGACGTGTGATGCCGTACTTGTTTGTTAAGAACTATGAGGTGGATTTGATGAGCATGAACAAAAGCTTGCATCATATCTACATCGAGTCGGCTTCCAAGTCTGGGGGAGAACGTCGGGTAGCCCAGATGCGCTTGCATGAAAATGGGCTACCCCTCACTCTTGTAAACAACTACAGCAAGGATGGATCTCTTCAAGCTGAAACAGAAGTGAGAGACATCCGAACTGTAGAAGAAGAACTACAAAAGATAAGTAGAACAGCGCATAGTGGGGCTTATGTATGTGTGCCGATGCACCCTTTAACAACAGAACTTACCAACATCGAAAGACTATCCCCAAAACTGGCAGGGTACTTGATAAAAAGATTTCAATCGATAGGGCTAGAGTTTTGAAAAAGGCAGGATACAGATCACAGTTTGAACTTAATTTAGCTAGAATACTTACAGATAACAAAGTTCCGTTTGAATACGAAAAATCTAAATTTCAATACATTCCTGAACCTCGTAACTATACACCTGATTTCTATCTTCCTGAAAGCGGGATATACGTCGAAGCAAAGGGGCACTTGACTAAAGATGACAGGGTAAAGATGCGGCTTGTAAAGAGACAGCACCCTGAGTTGGATATACGGTTTGTGTTCCTAAGAGCGTCGAATAAGATTTACAAAGGCAGTAAGACGACGTATGCTGAATGGTGTGAACGTTATAACTTTAAGTGGGCGGAAGGTACAATACCCACAGATTGGTATAAAAAATGAATGACAACGACGAATTTAATCAGGCTATGGAAGCAGCATCCCTATTACCAGACAGGTATTACATCATATTAAGACCGACAGGTAACGGCGAATTTACCTTGTCAGCATATGATACGACAGGTAATACATACGATGACGATGAAGATTTCAATCCTGCTATGTTGATACAGGAAGGCGCAATTGATATGATACGACTTCATACAGATGAGTTGTACGATCAAGGTGTAGCGTCTGTGAAGTTTCGTCTAGCAGGGCAAGAGATGCTTGATGAAGCAGAGATCGAAGATCCCAAGCTTATCAAGTCGGTTGAAGACAATGTGATTAGAGTAGACTTTGGTACAGAACAATGAGACTGAACGACTATCAAAGAAAGGCTGAATCTACTGCAGTTTATCCAGATGAATACCGTATCTTGTATCCTACTTTGGGCTTGGCAGGTGAGGCTGGTGAAGTTGCAGATAAAGTAAAAAAGGTATACCGTGACGGTGAACCTTCTATGTTTTACAAAGAGGAACTTGCAAAAGAACTTGGAGATGTGTTATGGTACATTTCTATACTGGCAAGGGACTTAGGCTACAGCTTAGAATACGTTGCACAGATGAACATAGATAAGCTTGAAGACCGTATGTCTCGCGGTAAAATAAAAGGCAGTGGAGACAATAGATGAGGCACGAAGATTATATAAAACATTTGGAAAAACTAGAAGCTTCTGGCAAGGAAGCATACGGGGGAGTAGACCTTGTCAATAGTCCGCCACACTATAACCAAGCAGGTATCGAATGCGTTGACGCAATCGCGGCGGCGACAGACGATGGGTTCCAATACTACCTGCAAGGAAACATCATTAAATACCTCTGGCGATACCGATACAAAAACGGAATCCAAGACCTTGAAAAAGCCCAGTGGTATCTCAACAAACTGATCGAAACATTAGAGAAGGAATAAGACATGAGCAACATGCTACCAACATCATATCAACAATTCATCCACAAGTCACGCTATGCACGTTGGCTAGATGATGAACAACGTCGTGAAAATTGGGACGAGACTGTGGATCGATACGTCGGTTTCATGGAAAATCAGATTCAGGGTAAGTGCGGCGTTAAACTAGACAAGAAGGTAACCGACGAGTTACGTGAGGGTATCCTGAGTCTTGATGTCATGCCATCCATGAGGGCAATGATGACAGCGGGTACAGCGTTGGCTCGTGATAATATCTGCGGCTATAATTGTAGCTACATTCCTGTTGACAGTCCCCGTGCTTTCGACGAATGTATGTATATATTAATGTGTGGTACTGGTGTTGGTTTCAGTGTGGAGAGAGAAAATGTGGATAGACTTCCTGTTGTATCCGATAATTTTGGTAGTTCTGACATCGTTATTTCAGTAGGCGATAGCAAGCCGGGATGGGCAAAAGCTTTGCGTGAACTAATCGCATTGCTGTATGCCGGACAAATTCCTACTTGGGATATGTCTCAGGTTCGTCCTGCAGGTGAACGCCTCAAGATTATGGGTGGACGTGCATCTGGTCCCCAACCTCTTGCAGACCTGTTTAACTTTGTTGTTGAGACATTCAAGAAAGCTAAAGGGCGTCGGTTGTTTCCTATCGAATGCCACGACTTGATGTGTAAGATTGGTGAGATTGTGGTTGTTGGTGGCGTACGACGCTCTGCCCTGATCAGCCTATCTAACTTAAACGATGACCAGATGGCACATGCTAAGTCAGGTATGTGGTGGGAAGGTGAGCCACAACGTGCTCTGGCAAACAACTCTGTAGCGTATAAAACAAAGCCAGAAATGGGTACGTTTATGCGTGAATGGCTTGCCTTGTATAACAGCAAGTCTGGTGAGCGTGGTATGTTCAACCGTGAAGCGGCAGACAAGCAAGTCGGTCGTAACGGACGCCGTGAGCAAGGTCACATGTGGGGAACAAACCCGTGCTCTGAGATTATTCTGCGCGGCTATCAGTTTTGTAACCTGTCAGAAGTAGTGGTTCGTGAAACCGACTCTCTAGACTCTCTCAAGCGCAAGGTTCGTCTCGCAACTATCTTGGGAACCCTGCAATCTACCTTGACGGACTTTAAATATTTGAGGAAGGTATGGAAAGACAACACAGAGGAAGAGCGTTTGTTAGGCGTATCCTTGACTGGTATCATGGATCATCCCGTGCTTTCAAAGAACGTAGACAGCAAGCGTTGGCTAGAAGAAATGCGTCAGGTAGCCGTAGATACCAACAAGAAGTTTGCGAACATGCTTGGAATACCTCAGAGTGCAGCAATCACCTGTGTAAAGCCATCGGGTACTGTATCTCAACTCGTGGACGCCGCTAGTGGTATTCACGCACGGCACAACGATTACTTCATTCGTACAGTTCGTGGTGACAACAAAGATCCGTTGACACAGTTCCTTATCGAAAGCGGCGTACACAATGAGCGTGACATGATGAAGCCAGACTCTACAACAGTCTTTAGCTTCCCAATGAAATCGCCTGATGGTGCCGTAACCCGCACACAGACTACTGCTATAGAACAGCTAGAACTGTGGAAGACGTATGCGATTCACTGGTGTGAACACAAGCCATCTATCACCGTGTCGGTCAAGGAGCACGAGTGGATGGAAGTAGGTGCGTGGGTGTACGAAAACTTTGACGTGGCATCTGGCGTATCGTTCCTGCCGCACAGTGATCATACCTATCAGCAAGCCCCATATCAGGACATCGAACCAGATGAATACTTGGAATGGAAGAAGCTGTACGAGGGTGTGACTATTGACTGGAACAAGCTTTCTGAGTTTGAGAAGGAAGATAACACAAGCGGATCACGGGAACTTGCCTGTACTGCTGGCGTTTGTGAAGTAGTGGACTTGAATGCGGCCTGATTATGCCTAATCGCTTCGACCCAAATCCGTACACAGGAAAGCCTATGTACTACAAGGACAATCCTGAAGCTATGACCAGACGTAATCATAGCCGGATGTGGGTCAATGGCGAATACATCCCCAAGTCACATCCGCTTCACAAGGCGGGAAGGTACAAATCCCTAGACGATGTCTGGTCACACAGTGACATCGAAAAGACATACGAAGGGGAAGTGTACTTGATTATGAATCCGGCGTGGCCTGAGTGGGTGAAGGTTGGTAAGGCGGCAATTGCAACAGACAGGTTATCCAACTACCAAACATCTTCACCCTTTCGGGACTACATCATAATTAAATCTATAAAGACAGAGGACAGACATGCTACCGAAACCGACCTGTTAACTAGGTTCGAAGCTGAATCTGTCGAGCGTCGTGGCGAATGGTTTAAGATAAGCAAGGAGAAAGCAATTGAACTGCTGGCATTGTAAACACGAGTTGGTATGGGGTGCAGACCATGACATCGCTGAAGAAGACGAAGAATACTGCATGGAAACAAATTTGACTTGCCCTAGCTGTGGTTCATTTGTTATGGTCTTCCTACCAAAAGAGGGTATCTATGATCCAAGTAAAAATAACACCTGAGATTATTCGCCGCGCCAAAAAGAAAGCCGCCTCTGTAGGTGTACTACAGGGCAGCATAACTGGTAGCCTATCTAATGTTGTCGGTGCTATTGGTGAAATTATCGTACAGGATTATGCTGGCGGTATCGAAGCCAACAGCAAGGACTACGACTTGATGGTAGGAAACCGACGTGTTGACGTAAAAACCAAGCGGTGCAACACAACCCCTTCGCCCAACTACGATTGTTCTGTGGCGGCACATGGTACGAAACAGGACTGTGATAGCTATGTCTTTGTCCGCATCCTTACGGACCACAGTAAGGCGTGGATACTTGGGGAAATACCTAAAGCAGACTATTACAAGAAGGCAATCAAATATCAGGTGGGTGACATTGATCCTGCCAACGGCTTTGTTTTCAAAGCTGACTGTTACAACCTAGCAATACAAGAACTAGAGACTGTCAATGGCAAAGAAGCAGCATAAAGCAAACCTATTTCAATTCACGGCATACTTAAATCAGGATGGAAACGTAGAACTTGTGTGGGATGGTGTGCCGCCCAGTGAGTTTGAGTCCGCAATGAATAAAGGGATGCCAGAGTATGAAGGTGCACACTCAATAGCATCCCT